ATGCGCAATGGGAGGCATCGAAGCGAGGATATGGCGCAAGACCAATTTCGCCGTATCATAGTGGGTTCAAAAGCACGGCAAAAGATATAACAAAAAAATATAATGAAAGCGCCACTCCACGCATAGGCAAAATGCGATATGAAAACGGTTATCGCGCAAAAGACCATAAGGATGAAATTGAAGTTGCAAACCAAATTCGGAATCAATTTGGCGGTAAGATTGTTCTGTTGAAAGAAGCAAATGTGCAGGGAATAAAAACCCCAGACTACCTGTGGCGTGGAAAGCTGTGGGAATTAAAAAGCATTTCAACTGAAAAAGCGGCAGATTCGGCGCTACGAACGGCGATACAACAAATTAAGAATAATCCCGGCGGAGCTGTGATGCAGTGTGGACGTGAATTCGACATTAGAACACTTATCGAAATCCTTGATGCAAGGGCTATGAGAAATCTTAATTTTGATTTTGATGTCATGGCACTTAAATTGGACGGATCATTGTTATTTGTAAGAAGGTATAAAAAATGAGCCGCCCCCCCGCCAGGTCTGGGCAGAGGTTCGGCTCAAAAAGCGGAAACATAAGTTTCCTCGTATGCAGTATATACAAATGTCGGGAAATAGTCAAGAGGTATTTCTATGATAGTCGAAATCCAAGACCACAGTACAGAAGTTTCTACCAAGATAGGAGCGGCGCTACTAAGAGGGCTTGAAAAAGTTGGTCTGGTGGCAGAGGGATACGCAAAAAAACTATGCCCTGTTGACACCGGCAATCTGCGGAACAGCATTACCCGTGTGGTAGACGAGCAGGAACCAGCGGCAATTATTGGAACGAATAATGAGTATGCCGCTTACGTCGAGCTTGGTACCGGCATTTACGCCGAGGGCGGCGGCGGACGGCCTACGCCGTGGGTGTATCAGGATGCGAAGGGCAACTGGCACATGACCCACGGCAACAAGGCACAGCCGTTTTTGAAGCCCGCTGCCGCCGACCATGCGGGGCAGTATCGAGACATTCTGGAAAACGAGCTGAAAAATGGATAAGGATTTTGGTTGGCTCTTTTCCTTTAGGTAAAACCCGCGAGGTACAGCGGTTTTTATACAACGTTCGCCCCCGAAGAATTGGGGCCAAAGAAAAGGAGAACGAATAACATGGCAAAATTTACGAGAGCGGAAATCAGAAATATTCTCGGCGACGCTTGCACCGAAGAGATCGAGAATCGCTTGGTTGCGCTGCATCTGGGCGTGGTTGATCCCCTCAAGGACGATCTCACGAAGTACAAGGCGGACGCGGAGAAGTTGCTATGCGTCCAGAAGGAATTGGACGACCTCAAGGCAGCGGGTGACGGCGGCTATAAGGAAAAGTACGAGAAGGAACACTCGGACTTTGAAGCTTACAAATCCGACGTCACAAAAAAGGAAAGCAAGGCGGCAAAGGAAAAAGCTGTCCGTGCTTACTTTGAGAGCAAAAACATCACCGGCGCGAATCTCGACCTTGCTATGCGCGGCTGCGGCGAGGAAATGGCCGCATTGGAGCTGGACGGCGAGAAAATCAAGGACACCAAGGCCCTTGATGCGCTCGTAGACGGCACCTACAAGGGGCTTGTCTCCACCACGCAGACAAAGGGCGCGAATCCCGCCAATCCCCCGGCGAACACCGGCGGCGCGAATCTGACCAAGGCAGACATCTACAAAAAGGACGATAAGGGCCGCTATGTAATGTCTACTGCCGAACGGCAGAAAGCACTTGCCGAAAATCCTGATCTGATGAACTGAAAGGAGCATTTAACATGGCAGCAACTAAAGTTGAAACTCTGACCCAGCCCCGTGATTCTCTGCCCAATGTCTATACCAGCGTGACCGCGCGCGAGGTCGACTTTGTTACCCGGTTTGGTGACAACTGGGAGGCGCTGAGAAATATTCTGGGCATCATTCGCCCCATCCGAAAGACCCCCGGTACGTCTCTGGTGTCTTACACCGCCAGCATTGACCTGGAGAGCGGCTCTGTTGATCCCGGCGAGGTCATCCCCTACAGCAAGACCACCATCGTGCAGGCGGCAAAGTCTGACCTGACGATTGAGAAGTACGCGAAGGCCGTACCCATCGAAGACGTGAACAAGTACGGCGCGGAAATTGCCGTAGAAAAGTCCGATGACGCATTCCTGACAAAGCTCCAGAATGTTGTCATGGGTAAGTTCTACACTTTCTTGAACACCGGCAGCCTGACAAAGACCGCCGCCACCTGGCAGGATGCGCTTGCCAAGGCTCAGGGCGAGGTTCTGAACAAGTTTGCCACTATTCAGAAGGATGTCACCCAGGTGGTAGGTTTCGCCAACATTCTGGATGCATATGACTATCTGGGTACTGCAAACATCACCGTGCAGACCCAGTTTGGCATCAACTACATCAAGGATTTCATGGGCTATTCCACCCTGTTCCTGCTGCCTGCGGCGCAGATCGCCCGGAATAAGGTTATTGCTACCCCCGTGGAAAACATTGACCTGTACTATGTGGATCCCGGCGATAGCGAGTTTGCCCGCCTGGGCCTGAACTACACCGTTCAGGGCGAGACTAACCTGATTGGTTTCCACGCCCAGGGCAACTACAGCACCGCCGTAGGCGAGAGCTACGCGCTGATGGGTATGGCTCTGTGGGCTGAGTATCTGGACGGGATCGCCGTTGTGACCGTAACACCCGCCAGCGTGGGGGGCTGATTGAGCCGCTAATGGCAACGGCACCCGGCAATAACGCAGATCTTAGCAACTTAACAAAGGCGGAATTGCTTGCGTATGCGGAGGAAAACGGCATTGCCGGGGTTAGCGGCTCAATGAAAAAGGCCGAAATCTATAAAATTGTTGCAGGTAGCTAAAGGAGGCAGCGCAATGCTTGAAAATGTTCTACGGCACTTAAACAACTGGTTCCTTGTGGATATCTACGAAGGAGAGTTCACCGTGGAGAATGGCAGCATTGCGCTGCCCTTTCTCCTGACCAATCAATATTTCCGCATCTGTGGTTCCGTATTTAACGATGGCCTGCACCAGTACCCGGAGACCGACCTTACGGATGAAATCTTTACCGGGACGGTGTGGGCGCTGGCGGTGCCAAAGGCTGTGGTTGCACTTGCCGAAGATATCGCCGCGTGGGAAGAAAAGAACGGTGAAGCCGTTTTAAGCCCGTACATGAGCGAAAGCTTCGGCGGGTACAGTTACACCAAGGCGAGCGGCGGAAATGCCGACACGAGCGCCGGGACGGGCTGGCAGGGTGCTTTTAAAGGCCGGTTAAATGACTGGCGCAAGCTCAAGGGGGTGGAACCGTGAGTTTACTGGACGATTTTGCCCACAAGTGCATTCTGATGGAGAAAAAGCGCACGCCTGACGGCGCGGGCGGCTACATCACTGCGTGGGAAGAGGGCGCGGAGTTCCTCAATTACCAATCTCTTGACACATCGATGGAGGCGCGAAAAGCGGAAAAGGAGGGTGTGACCTCGGTATATTCCGCGCTGGTAAATCAGAGCGTTCCCATCGAGTACAACGATTATTTCCGCGATACGGAAACGGGGATTACCTATCGCGTGACATCAAATCCCGAGGAAAAGGCCGCGCCGAGGTCTGCGGGCGCAATCATTAAGGCGCTGAAATTCTTCACCGCGGAGCGAAAGGAGCTACCAAAATGACAAAGGACAAGGCGCTCCATGCGTGGTTCTCTCAATTCCTCCCATCATACCCAACCTCCAATGTGCCAGATGACGCGGTTTTCCCGTGGCTGACCTATGAGCTTATCACAGGATCATGGGAGAGCGGCGAGATCGCGCTGACGATCAACCTATGGTATTACACCGAGAGCGAAGCGGTGCCGAACGCCAAGGCACAGGAAATCTCCGACGCTATCGGAATGGGCGGCTGCATGGTGCCGTACGACGGCGGGGCGATGTGGCTCAAGCGAGGCTCCCCGTGGTGCCAAAACATTGCGGATGAAAGCGATAAAAACATCAAGCGGCGGTATCTCAACATGACGGTGGAATATCTGTCGCAGAACTGATGAAAGGACAAAACTATGAAATTTACAAAAATCCCTTCTGATGCATTCCAGAAATTGCAAATCAATGCGGGAATTCTGACGACAGACTTCACGCCTGCGACCGGCGCCGTCGGCGAGGCGGGGCAGATCGGCGCAACGACCGGCGGCGTCAATTTTACCGCCACGCCGACATATTCGGACTTTGGCGAGGATATCGACAACTGCCCGAAGAACATGAAGGAGCTAAAAAAACTCGATTCGTGGGAAGTCAAGATGACCGGCACGTTTGTCAATGCCGATACCGCCATTGCAAAGCGGCTGTGCGGCGCGGCGGACATCGGGGCGACCGACACGACCAAGGTCACACCGCGCAATGACCTCAAGGACGCGGACTTTGACGATATCTGGCTTGTGGGCGATTACTCTGACAAGAACGGCGAAACCAACGGCGGCTTTATCGCCATCAAACTGATCAACGCGCTTTCTACGGGCGGCTTCCAGCTCCAGACGAGCGACAAGGCCAAGGGGCAGCTTGCCTTTGAGTTTACCGGCCACTATTCCATGAGCGCGCAGGACGCTGTTCCCTTTGAAATCTACATCAAGGCCGGCACGGAGGAGGCGTAAATGAAACTTTCCGACATTCAGGGCGAACGCGTCTTTGACGTCATTGCGGACGTCATTGACCCCATCGCCAATATTGCACAGGACGAAAAAGCTTCGGCCATGTTTCGGCGTGAACCGCTACCGGAGGGCATGACGGCAAAGCAGTTTGCTACGCAGAGAGCGCGAAAATCGCTCCCAGAGCTGCTCAAGGTCCACAAAGGCGATATTATTGCCATTCTTGCGGCTATTGAGGGCGTGAGCGCAGACGATTACAAGGGCGCACTGAACCTTGTGAAGCTGACGCGGGACGCGGTGGAGCTGTTGACGGACGAAGCATTCGTCACGCTTTTTATCTCGGCGCAGAGCGAGAAATCCTCTGGCTCTGCGCCGGAGAATACCGAGGGCAAAAGCGAATAAAACCGTTCCTGCGATACTGCACGGCACGGCTCAATGAAAAAGCAAGAAACGACGCATACCACATCTATGTGACGGACGCGCTGCGCATTGTGGCAGAAAACACGGCGCGATACGCGGGGGGGAACTACATCAAGGCGCGATACGCTGATATGATTGAGCCGAAAAAGCAGGACAACAGAACGTGCGAAGAGATTACCGCCGATGTGGTCGCGCGGTGCGGATTGGTGGTGAAAAAATGAACCTGCTTGATCTTTTTGTGAAAATCACTGTTGATAACAGCGACGTAGACATTGGTTTGGGGGAAACAAGCAGCAGAGCAGAAACGCTTGCAAATAAGCTTAAAGGCGGGCTTGCGACTGCTGCCAAAGTTGGCGCGGCGGCTGTTGCTGCGGGAGGCACGGCTATTGTAGCTGTTAGCAAACAGGCGATGGCTGCCTATGCCGACTATGAGCAGCTCGTAGGCGGCGCAGAGATGATGTTTGGAGGAGCTTACGACTTTATCGCAGATAAAGCCAAAAACGCATATAGCACCGTTCAAATGAGCCAGAACGAATACCTGCGTCAAGTAAACGGATTTGCAACGGGCTTAAAAACGGCGCTCGGTGGAAACGAACAAGCGGCGGCAGAGCTTGCCGACAAGATCATCAATGCTGAAGCAGACGTTGTAGCGGCGACCGGTAATTCTCAAGAAGCAGTTCAAAATGCTTTCAACGGAATTATGAAGTCCAACTATACCATGTTGGATAACCTTCAAATCGGCATCACGCCCACAAAAGAAGGCTTTCAAGATGTTATCGACAAGGTAAACGAGTGGAACGCGGCAAACGGGCGCGCCACAGAGTATCAAATCGAGAACCTGGCTGATTGTCAAAGCGCCCTTGTAGATTACATCGAAATGGTTGGAATGCAGGGGTACGCATCAAGGGAAGCAGCTGATACGATTCAAGGCTCCGTGGCTTCCATGAAAGGTGCATGGGAAAATCTGCTTACTGGCATCGCCGATGACAACGCAAATTTTTCAGAACTGACAAGCAGTTTTGTCGACAGTGTTGTTACTGTTGGCGGAAACATTATTCCTCGCGTGAACGTGATTATTCAGGGGCTTACGCAGCTCATAACAGAAGCGTCACAGACAATTATTCCGATGGCCGTTCAGATTTTGCTTGAGAATCTTCCGAGCATAGTTGCGGCTGGTATGGATTTAATTACGGCGCTGGTTAACGGAGTTCTTGACAACATTGATCTTCTGATTAGCTGTGTTCTTGAATTGGTCGATACAATTGTCGACAAGCTGATTGAAAACCTTCCGACGCTGGTTGACGGTGGGATCAAGCTAATTGTGGCGCTGGCAGGAGGATTGATTGAAGCGCTACCGCAACTCGCCGCAAAAGTCCCACAAATCATTCAGACAATTGTAAAGAGCCTTATAAGCGGCATCCCCGACATTTTGAGCGTCGGCAAAGACCTCATCCGCGGATTGTGGGATGGCATAAGCAGCATGGGGGACTGGCTGTGGGGCTGTGTAAAGGGTCTCTTTAGCGGAGTTATTGACGGTGTAAAAAATCTACTCGGAATTCACAGCCCGTCTAAGGTTTTTGCTGGCATTGGCGGATTTATGGCGGAGGGACTTGGGGATGGATTCGGAGAAAAATTTGCATCTATAAAAAAAGACATTGAAGGAAGCATGACTTTTGATGCCGCAGAAATAGGTTTTTCTGCATCTGCGCCCATCGGAGAATTGCCGGGTACAAGCAGTGCCCGGGGAAGCGATAGAAGCATCCACCTTACCGTCGTTTCGCCGAGTGGAAAGGAACTGGCACGTTTTGTCGCGCCGTATATGGGCGCACAACTTCAACTTGTTAGGGGGTAACAGTATGCTCGAGTGGTATATTAACGGCAAAGAAATGACGCAAAATGGCGCATATATCAGCACGGGCTATATTGTTACCTCCGCGCCTGTTAACAGGTCTGTGTATGCGGGAGGATGTTCTGCCTATGTAGCGACAAAAGCGAAAATTGGTTTAAAGTCTCTTAAGATCCCCGTGCGAATTGTGAAAAGTTCTGCCGTCGACGCATCCAGAACAAAGTCCGCGATCCTGTCTATGTGCCTTGGCGATAAAGTTGATATCATGCTGTCAAATGGAGATAGATATGTCGCGGCTCTTGTGAGCGCAGGAGAAGCAGAATCGGTTAGTAATGGCGTCCTGGATTTTACGCTTGAGTTTCTGGGGTATCAGCGCGGCGAGCTGGTGTCGGCGAAGACCCCAGCTGTTATGTGTTTCTCCACCGCGCCGGAAACGCTATACAAGGCAACCGTTAAATCGGATCGAGATGGCTCGTTCGTTCTGGCGGGGATAACCTTCCTTGGTTGCAAACCGGGAGACGAGCTGGTTGTTGACGGATTGACTGGAAGACTGTTAAAAAACGGAACACCCGTATTGATTGCGGACACAGATTTCGTCAGTTTTCCTTTTTTACAGCCTGGAGAGAATGAAGTCCGTTGCACAACGGAAGCAGATATAGAATATTATCCGGTTTTTTTGTGATTGGTGGTGAAATATGCTAACACTTTCGGATGGAACAATTCTGGCAGTAGATGACTATTGCATAAAACAAAAATACAACGGAATCAATGAGCTGTCTTTCTCTGTCCCAGATGACATCAAGATCGTAAACGAGCAGAGCGTCCACGAAACCACGCGGAACCAGGCATATCTTGTCAAGATTGTCAATGGAGACAACATCACCTGCGAACTTGACCTTGATGAACTGCGTTCCGTGCAAACGGACTACGATGCAAGCGCAACGCCACACGATCATTTGTCGGCAGCTCTTACGTCTGTCGGATGGAATCTTGTTGATAACACCGGGATTACAACGCGCAGGACGATTACCGGCGCTTTGACACCGATGGAGATTATCGAACAGGTGGAAGATACATGGACCGGCGTGACCGCTATGTTTGACACAGCGACAAAGACCGTCACAATCCTTTGCCCGTCCGACAACAAGCCGCAATACGCTTTCTTGGCGGAAGAATTGAACCTTCGGCAGCTTGACATTGCAGGTGACAGTTCTTCCTTCTGCACACGTTTACGGGCGAAAGGTGCTGACGGAATGACTTTCGCCAGCATCAACAACGGCAAAGACTACGTTGAAAACTATACCTATTCCAACAGAATCATCTATGGCGTAGCTATCAGCGATGAACGCTTTACAAACAAAGAATCCCTGCTTGAATATGCGCAAGCCACGCTGGACGCAAATGCTGTCCCGGCTGTCAGCTATGAGTGCGATGTTGTGGACGTTGCTGCAATCGACAGCGACTACAGCTTCCAGAAGTTGCAGATGCACAAGGCTGTGTGGCTGCTTGATAAGAAGTTCAACACAAGGGTTGCGCACAGAATTGTTGAGTATTGCATCTATCCGAATGATGCAAGCAAAAACAAGGTCACTTTGTCAACTGTGATTCCGTCTTTGCAAGGTTCTGTCAAGTCTTTGCAAACTGCGATTTATGATCCGAACAGCGCAGTTCGGCAGCGGGAAACATCGGCAGTTGAGAACGCGACAAAGGCTATCACTGGCGCTTCTGGCGGTAACATCCGGTTCGTATACGATGGCAACGGAAAGCCAATTGAGTTCCTTATCATGGATACTGACGATATTGCAACCGCTCAAAAGGTGTGGCGCTTCAATATTGGCGGCTTTGGCTTCAGCAGCAACGGTTACAACGGGACATACGCAACAGCAATCACACAGGAAGGTCATATTGTAGCTGATTTCATGGACGTTGGGACGCTTACGGCCGTACTTATCAAGTCACAAGACGGGAAAAGCAAGTGGAATCTTAGCACCGGAGATATGGAGCTTTTCAACACCAAACTATCCACAATCGGAAGCGGCGCAACATACCGGAATTCGGACTATTCGCAGGCCGATCTTGACCGCATCGGGCAAATCAACACCAAGGCTGTCACGCCTACGCTGGCGGACTATGAAAAACTGGACGTAAACGGGGACGGCACAATTAGTATCACTGATGCCGTACAGATTCAGCAGATCATCGCAGGTACGCGCACTGTCAATTTTACTACGCGATGGGCGCTGCGGCTTGATCCTTCCGACGGTGATAACATGCTGAAAATATACCGCGTGTACCACAACAACACCACCGGAGCCGACACAGAAAACGTTGTTTTTTCCGTTGGATTTGGACGGGCCATTGCGAATACAATTGGGGCAAAGTATGGGGACATTGAGAAAGATTTGTCCGTTGGCGGATCGGTGGACGCCACAAGCTACAAGCTGAACGGCTCTACTGTCGCATTTCCAGAGAAAAAAACAATCGGTTACGTGGTTTATTGCACTGGCGGCAGTAATAACAAGGCCGGTTGCTTTATCCCGTCAGGCGTATCGGGGGCATTCCAGTGTGCATCCAACGATTGGTATTGCGCATTTAACTTTGACGGCAGCGGCAACGCCACAAAGACCGGCGGAACCGGAAGTGTTGCGTCCGTCTCCGAAGTGAAAAACTTTTAAGAGGTGATATTGAATGAGCGTCAATCAAGCGGTAAACCTTAATCTTTCCACCGACATTGTGCCGCCCGCCCTGAAGATGGTGCAGAATGACAGCAACAGCCGTTACATTGTAGCTTCCTTGTGGGACGGCGCAAGCGCATACGATGTTGGTTCTGCAAGTGTTATGCTGCGTTTCGCGAAGCCGGATGGTACAGGTGGAATGTATGACGCAGATGAAGTGGGAAATGTCGTTGACGTTGACGGAAATGTTGTAACAATACCCGTTGCCGCGCAAGTCCTTACCGTTGCAGGTGATGTGTTTGCACAGGTCGATATTTACGGATCGAGCAACAGCAAACTTGCTTCTTTCGCATTCAAAATTGATGTTGCCGCATCTGTATATCCTGATGCGCAAATCATTTCGAGCGATTACTACAATGTTTTGACAGCCACTATTGCAAATGCCGTGACTGCGGCGCAGAACGCAGCGGCGAGCGCAACGGCTGCGGCGCAGAGCGCAGAGGAAGCCGCGACATCGGTTGACGGTGCCGTCAAGTACAATGCCCCGCAAACCCTGACCGACGCCCAGAAGGCGCAGGCACGGGCGAACATCGGCGCACCAGCACCGTATACGGCGGGCGATGGTATCGCCATCAGCGGCAGCGTCATCGCAACCAAAGTGCAGCCCTGCAACCGGAACCTGCTGGACAACTGGTATTTCGGCAATCCGGTGAACCAGCGGGACGTCAGCGGCACTATCAGCAGCGCAGGGTATTTTCTGGACCGCTGGAAGCTGGTGAGCGGCAGCGTGACGATCAACACGGACGGCATTACGCTGAACGGAACCATGCAGCAGGTGTTGGAGACTGCGCCGGTCGGCACGGTGACGGCATCTGCCCTGACGCAGGCCGGAGTGGGCGATGTGGTGCCGGCCTACGACAGCGCAAGCAAGACGGTCACAGTCACGGCGGATGGGAAAAAGCTCGTAGCCGTCAAGCTGGAGCTTGGCCCCCAGCAGACGCTGGCACATCAGGAGGACGGCGTGTGGGTTCTCAACGAGATCCCCGACTACGGCGAGGAGCTGACCAAGTGCATGCGCTATCTCCAGATCATCTCCACGCCCTACGACACCTCCGGCAACGGCGTGGCCATCGGGTACGCCAACAACACCGTCGACCTGTGGGTACCCATCCCGCTGGCTGTGCCCATGCGCATATCGCCTACACCCGCCATCCAAACCGGCGGCGCATCGCGTTTCAAGGCGGGCAAAACGTCCAGCGCCTTGAAGGACGTCACCAGGGTCACGGGCGGCTGGGCGATGCAGACCGGCGGGGCTTGCAGCATGCGGAGCCTGATCTTTACGTCCAGCGGCCTGACGGCTGGCGAGACCTACGCCCTGTTCATGCAGCAAGGGGCACAAATCGTGCTCAGCGCCGAGCTGTAGGAGGTAACTGGATGGAAGCATGGACGAATGTCGGCGTGCCGCTGATCGTGGCGCTGCTGACCTCCACCGCCCTGTGGGGCGTGGTGAGCAAGGTGATCCTCAAGCGGATGGAGCTGACAGCCAAGCGCAGCAAGGCAGACGAGGCGCAGCGGAAGATGCTGGTGGGGCTTGCCCACGACCGCATTATCCACCTCGGCATGGTGTACATCGAGCGGGGCTACGTCACACAGGACGAGTACGAGAATTTACAGGTGTACCTCTACGAGCCGTATGAGGAGATGGGCGGCAACGGCAGCGCGCGGCGCGTCATGGAAGAAGTGCGGAAGCTGCCCATACGGTGAGGCATAAGATAGAACAGGCCGAAAGGCCGGAAAGGAATTTGTTATGAAACTGAACAACAAGGTATACGACATCCTGAAATGGCTGGTCATCATCGTTATGCCCGCCGTGGCCACGCTGTACGCGGCGCTGGCGGCGGTATGGGCGTGGCCCTATGCCGACGAGGTGGTGACCACTATCACCGCCGTGGACACGTTCCTCGGCGCGGTGCTGTGCATCAGCACGGCACAGTACCACAAGGAGGCTGGCAGCAATGACTAAAAGGGTGTATCTGTCCCCCAGCGACCAGCGAAGCAACAGCTATGCGGTGGGCAACACCACAGAGGCCATCCAGTGCGGGCGCATTGCCGAGGCTTGCAAGGCCGCTCTGGAGCGCTCCGGTGTGGAGGTCATGCTGGGGCAGTACGACACCATGCAGAACCGTGTGGCGGCGTCCAACCGCTTCAAGGCCGACCTGCACGTCCCCATCCATTCCAACGCCTGTAACGGAAAGGCCAGCGGTACGCATCTGTTCTGCTACAGCTCCGATAAGGCAAGCGCAGGGTACAAGGCGTGTAAGGCTGTGATGGATGTACTGGGACCCGTGACGCCGGGTGCGCCGGACGTTATTCGCGCTTATCCAAGCCTGTACGAGGTGAAGCACCCCGCCGCGCCAACGGTATACATCGAGGTAGATTTCCACGATGTGGTCCACATCGCGGAGTGGATTATTAACCATACGACGCTCATCGGTGAGACCATCGCCAAGGGCCTCTGCGCGGCGCTGGGCGTACCCTTTGTGGCGAGGGATGATGCGGAGCCAGCCCCGTCACCTGCACCTGCCGAAACGGTTTCTGTGGCTGTGCGCGTGCTGCGTCGCGGCATGAAAGGCGCAGATGTGAAGACCCTGCAAGCGGCGCTGATCGCCTACGGGTTCTCCTGCGGCGCGGCCGGTGCTGACGGCGATTTTGGTGCAGGCACGGAGTCCGCCTTGAAGAAGTTCCAGACCGCATATAATCTCGGCGCTGACGGCATCGCCGGGAAGGGGACGTGGGGCAAGCTGCTGGGGGTGTAAGAAAATCGTTTTTTCTATGTGAAGAGAGCGACACATTTACGGATCCAAAACTCTGGACGAAACAGGGATAACGATGCGCCGACCCCTGCTTCCACCAAAGCTCCGCAAGTCCACGGCGAATATGATCGCCATGAATACAACTTACCGAGACATCCGCGCAAGACTGCGCAGTATGTCCCCGCAACGCGCCATCGATTACGTTGCCGCGCTTGAGCTTCCGGGAGACGAGGCGTTTTGCATCATCGCGTGCGACGTTAAGCAACAATCCCGCCAGCAGGTGGCAAACAGGCTGTTTTCGTCGGTCGAGTATGTCAAGAAGTGCCGCCGCAACGGTTACCAAAAGATTGCCGACCATATCAAAAACCCATAAATAGAAGACCCAACAAAGACCTTTTTCAGGCTCTTTGTTGGGCCTTTTTTATTGTATGTTGTGAGATATACAGGGGGTGTCGAAATGAGTGTAATGGATCGGCTGCTGACGTGCGGGTATACGGCGGATATGGCGCGGGATATATGCGACCAATACGGAGCGGACTTTTCTGGATTGCTTTTCCTTGTGCGCATCGTGGAGCTTTTCCACGACGATAGGCGCGAATATGTATAGCTACTACAATGAAAACCCACGAGGTAAAAACGTAGGCGACTGTACCGTCAGAGCCATATCAAAAGCAACTGGCAAGGACTGGGGTGAGACGTACCTCCGGCTTTGCGTACAGGGATATCTTGACGGGGATATGCCGTCGGCTAACTCCTGCTGGGGCGCTTATCTTCGGTCGGTAGGTTTCCGACGGTACATCGTGCCGGATACCTGTCCTGATTGTTACACAGTTGGCCGTTTTGCCGATGAGCACCCATTTGGGACGTATATTCTCGCGCTCTCCGGTCATGTCGTGTGTGTACAAGATGGTGTTTTATATGACAGCTGGGACAGCAGCAACGAAACAGTTTTGTATTATTGGGAAAGGACGGATGAAGCATGAACTACCCCTACTATGGAAACCCCTATATGCCGCCGATGCAGGACAACCTCGCCCAGCTGAGGCAGCAGCAGATGCAGGCTATTCCTCCGATGCCGCAAAATCCCCTGCCGCAGAGCGGCGTGCAGTGGGTATCCGGCGAACAGGAGGCAAGAAGCTGGATGGTCGCTCCCAATGCGGCGGTGGCGCTGTGGGATTCGACGGCGCCCACGGTGTATCTGAAACAGGCCGATGCAAGCGGCAAGCCGACGCTCAAGGTGTACGACCTTGTGGAGCGGCTTGCAAGCGCTCCTGACACGCAGAAAGCGCCCGCTGCGGAATATGTGACCCGTAAAGAGTTTGACGCGCTGGCGGCGCTTGTGAGCGAAATGAAGGGCAAGAAGCGCAAGGAGGAAAAGAGCGATGAATAATCCGTTTTTCGGTGCAATGGGCGGCGGCAACGGTTTTATGCAGATGGTGCAGCAGTTCAAGCAGTTCAAGGCGAATTTCCAGGGCGACCCCAAGGTAGAGGTGGAGAAGCTGCTGCAAAGCGGCAAGCTCACGCAGCAGCAGTTGAACCAGCTCCAGCAGATGGCGAAGCAATTTCAAAGTCTGATGGAATAAGCAAAACATAAGACGAAACGTAAGACGGAACGTAAGACAAAACGTAACTTGTTTCTTGATCGTGGCCGCGATTCAGATAAATTACATCAATAAAAAGGAGTGATACTATGTCTCTTTCCGAGGGTATGCCCACCATGACCATGCCTGTGACCCCTGCCAATGGCAGCGGTAACGGCTTTGGCTTTGGCGGTGACGGCGCGTGGTTCCTCATCATCCTGTTCCTGTTCGCGTTCTGCGGCTGGGGCGGCAATGGCTGGGGCAACAACGCTGGCAATTCCGGCGGTGTGGTGGACGGATATGTGCTGGCCTCCGACTTCTCCAATATCGAGCGCAAGATGGATATCATCAACGGCGGGCTGTGCGACGGCTTCTATGCCGTGAACAACACGCTGTTGACCGGCTTCGGCAATGCCGAGCTGTCCCGCGCCAACCAGCAGGCCGCACTGATGCAGCAGCTCAGCGCTATGCAGATGCAGGCGGCAAACTGCTGTTGCGAGAACAGAGCCGCCATCGCGCAGGTGCGCTACGACATGGCGACGCAGGCGTGTGACACGCGGAACACCGTGCAGAACGCCACCCGCGACATCGTGGAGAATCAGAACGCCAACAGCCGCGCCATCCTGGACTTCCTGACCAACTCCAAGATGCGCGATCTGGAGAGCGCAAATCAGGAGCTGCGTCTGGCCGCGTCTCAGGCGGCGCAGAACAACTATCTGATCTCCCAGCTGCGGCCTACGCCTATCCCGGCGTATGCATCCTGCAACCCGTGGGCTGGCAGCTACACCGGCTGCTCCGGCTGCTGACAACTGCATAGAAATCTATTTCCAAAACGGAAATTGTTCAGCTCCGGGCTGATATTGAAAGGCGGCGGGGCAATAGCTCCGCCGTCTGCATTTTTGAAAGGAGTGAGTATTTTGGCTGAATATGTAAATACCAACATCGTTTCTGTTCCTGCCGGGCAGAATGTACCGCTGACGGAAACTGCCGTTGCGGGCAAGTCCTGCATCGTACACCGCGAGGGCAGCGGGCAGGTGTTCTTGCGTGGCCTGACAAACCAGTGCAAGGCGCGTTTCCGTGTGTCCTTCGGCGGAAACATCGCCATCCCCACCGGCGGCACGGTGGGCGCGATCTCCACCGCGCTGGCTATCAACGGTGAGCCGCTGACCAGCGCTGTTGCGACAGTAACGCCCGCCGCCGTGGAGAATTATTTCAATATCTTCGTCGCTGCCAACGTGGACGTGCCGAAGGGCTGTTGCGTAACGGTGGCGATGGAGAACACCAGCGCTCAGGCGATCAGCTTTGCCAATAGCAACATGATCGTGGAGCGCGTCTGCTGAAAGGAGGTAAAGCATGAGCATGAAATCTATGTATGAGCTGCGCGATATGCTTTGCGATGAGCTGGATGAAATTGCCAGAAAGGGTGAGCTTGGGGCAGGTGATCTGGATATCGCGCACAAACTGGCAAGCACCATCAAAAATCTGGATAAAATTGAGGCAATGGAAGATGGCGGCTATTCCAGAGCTGGGTATCAGCCGCGTCGGTATCCGCACGATGAGTACGGAGGTGGTAGCTCCTACGCAAGAAGCCGAAAGCATTATGTCCGGGGTCATTACAGCCGCGACAGCGCACGCGACGGAATGAGACGGCAGTTGCAAGATATGCTGGATAGCGCAGACGATGACACCATCCGAAGCGCCATTCAGCGCTGCATGGACGTGCTGGAGGACGAAAGGGGGTAAACGCCCCATGATTGATGAGACCGAGATCAAAAGGTGGATAGCGCGGTTAGAAACCGAAGAGTCCAGCTGGACAAACTATGAACGCCTTGCCGTGCTGTATACGGTGCTTAACCAGCAAAACGACGTTAACGACAAAATGTCGCCAATGCTGTATTCCGCCGCTCCTGCACCGGTTGAAGTTTTCGGCGACAGCGACTTTCTGCGGGCCGTATCAGCTGTTGAGCCAAGTGTGGCATGGGCGGTTATGGACGAACTGATGGACAGTTTGAAAGTTGTTAACGAGCGCGTCTACAACAGCGTCATGCGTAAACTCGATAGGTAAAAAATCCCCCGTCATTTACGGCGGGGGATTTTTTAGGTATACTTACCCTTTGTGTCCGCCAAGGTAAAATATGCCTAACGCGGCGTTACGAAAAACGCGCCATCGTTGTCTGCATCAATCCGCTTGATGAAGCGCGTCCAGAATTCCTTTTTTTCTTCCCGAGAGTATGTGCCATATTCGCCCAGCCCGTTTCTCAAGGCGTCGAGGTCTGTCTTCGGCTTTTCCTCCACGGTTTCGAGGGATCTTTTCAAGATCGAGTATTCCGCTTTATAATCGTCAAGCTCAATCAAATCGTTTAGGTATAGCGTTTTTAGTTTGCTCATTTTCTTTCGTATCGAGTCCGCGCTTTGCGTGGGCTTTTTTTCGGCCTTTTTGTAGTACCTATTGTTCCGCTCTGCGATTCCGGCAAGCTCGTGTAGTAGGTAGTCTTCCAACACATCCTCTCGTATCCTTTTTGTGTGAGGGCAAGAGGTGTTATCAAGCATCCGAGTCCGGCATCGGTAATATGTATATGTCTTCTTTACGGTTTCCGATTGCATCGTTTTCCCGCATTCTTTACAATGCAGTATCCCGGAAAACAGATACACGCGGTCTGTGTCAACTCCCGCACAGCGTTGTGACCGCTGGCGAATAATATCATTTACAATGTCAAAGTCTTGCTTACTAACCAACGCCGGACAAGCATTTTCGATGCCGTAAACCTCGCCGATGTAAAGACGGTTGCGGAAATAGTTTACATACTTGCTATAAGCCCGGTCAATGCCCCATGTGTCAAGCATATATCGCTTTACGGCAAGGACGCTTTTTAGCCGGATGAACGCGGCGAACATATCTCGCGCTGCATCTACCGTGCCGTTATCAATCTGGTATTGCCTGTCCGTGATGACATACCCTAAAGGCGCTTTTGAGCCTGCCGGTTGTCCTTTTGCCCGTTTTCCATCGTTGATAAATTTGATTCGTTCGCTTGTGCGGTCGGCCTCGTCTTGCGCGACTGACAACATAATATTGACCTTTAAACGCCCTGAAGCAGTCCGTGTTTCGTAATCTTCTTCCGTCGCTTGCCATGTTACGCCGTACTGGTCGAGCTGTGTTTGTACATCGTAATACCCCGCGACATTGCGAAACCAGCGGTCAAGTTTGACAAACAGAATCATGTCTATCTTACCGTCTTTGCAATCGCCCAGCAGTCGCAGGAGCGCCGGACGCTTTTTATACGGCTTTCTCGCGGATATTCCCGCGTCCTCATATATGCCCACCACGGTCATTTTATTTGCTTTTGCATATCTTATCAGCGCGTCCCGCTGCTCTTGCAGGGACAGGCCATGCCGCGCCTGTTCTTCGCTTGAGACGCGGATATACAAAGCCACTCTTATCAAAGCCACTCTCATCAATGCCGCTATCATCAAATCCCCCTCCAAAATCCGTAATCTATACAATGAAAATCAATGTACACGCACCATGCAGCGAGAAGAACAATTATAAAAAACATTATAGCAATCACGCCGTTGCGGATACGCACTCCACGCCGCATGATCTCGATCATGTCTGCTTTTGCGTCAACATGGCGTTCCAGCTCATCATTCCGCGCCTGCAAAGTTTCCTCGGTCGGCGTCAGGTGTTCGGAAATTCCGAACGTCTCGTCAAGGGATATGCCCATTGCCTTGCAGATCGGCGCGACAGTGTAAATGGACGGCGACTTTGAAAACTTGGAAAAGAAATTCTGCACGGTGGACAACGGTACGCCGGAAGTGTCGGAAATGTCCTGATAGGTCAGTTTCAATTCTTCTTTGCGGATTCTACACACCTCTTGAATGTTCATTTGCATCACCTTAATTTCTCCGATTTTGGCACCGCGAAGTCGCAAGATGAGGGCTTACCGAACCTCACCACACGCTGTTTTATTGCAAGGTTTTGGCGTTGAAGTAGTCAAGCAACGCGGAGTATGGTCAAATTATGCAGCGGCGACCGCTCCTCGCTGCCTGCAAAAAGGCACTGCCGTTTGTTGCGGAGAGCGGCAGTGCCTTTAGTTACTTATTGCTTTTCAAGTTTTACGGTCTGCGTAGCTCCCATAGCAGACACTTCGTAGCTAATTACGCCGTCCTGATAAGTAAACGTCTTGGTGTCATCGCCGCTGGCGAGAATTGCCATATCGGTCTGGTCTTTATCATTCTCCGATTCCCAAATGTACGGCTCATCCGCCGTGGTAGGGGCATCGAAAGAGCCGGCCCAATAGAGGGCTTTGGTGTCTCCGTTATCAGATACCCAATACACCTCAATGGCATCTCCGGTAATGGTAGCGGCCTGCCATGCGTCCTCTACATCGCTGTTTGTCTGCTTCCACTCTCCAACGAGATCGGGCGGAGTTACCGGCTCGTTTTCTGGCTCGGACTGATTCGTTTCCCCGCAGGCGGTTAACATGCCGAGGGCAAGAACCGAAGACAGCGCGATAAGCAAAAACTTTTTCATTTCGACTCTCCATTTTCTTATATTTTCGACTGCACAAAGTGCAATAATCGACATATAGCCCCGTTACTATAATTATTTGGAGGGACACAAAATGTTGTGCGAAGAAGAAAACCATGCTATTCTTATTAGAGAGCGCCTAAAATCTGAGGTACTATCACTTACTGACAGTCAGGTGGAATATGTTTTATGGAGGTTGGAATGTTTATTGCAAGAAGAGAATTAAATGATCTGCGGGAAGAAAATCGCAAACTCAGAGAACAACTTGCGGCAGAGCAAGAGAAGACGCGCCGATCTGCCGTTATTGATAAGGCTGCGCTCCCGCAGTGCAAAAGCCTTGCTTGCGCTGGATGCAAGTATGTTGTAGGACGGTACACCATTAGGAATGGATATTATATCCTTGGATGCGGGAAAGATAATCCTTGCAATGAGTATGAACCGAGCGAGCTAACAGCAGAAAAGGTTGAATCTATCCGAGAAGCGCTGCTACAGCAATGGCAGTCGTAATAGCGTAAGGAATCCAGAACATAAAAAGCTCTTTCCGCTGTTTCTCGATATAATCCCGACCGGCTAAAGTGATGCGAACAAATTCTGTTGCATCAACGCTTCCTCCCGCGCCGTCTGCGGTTCCACCCTCGTCAAATATCGTTACCATCTTATCCATTTTGAGATAAGTAACATACTTGTTGGGCTGGTTAGGTTCAATCGGTTTGGAATCGTCTTTTTTAGTCAGCTGGTTTATTTCGTCTATACTTATTGATTCAGAATTATATAGCTTTTTCAAAATTTTATAAGCGGTCTTTTCCATACGTCACTTATTTTCCTTTGCCCATTCCACGACACCTAAAAGTTTGGTGCATTGTTCATCGGTCAAATTCGCAATAGCGTCATATAGTTTTTGCCGCGCTGCGCTCAAGCCCTCGCCCTCTGTGGCGGGGGCTTCTTTTATGCCCGGGTCATCCGTTTCGCCACGGAGGTATTCAACGGATACTCCGTGCAGAGCTGAGATTTGGTAAAGATAGTTTTTGTATGATTCCGAATTTCCGGCAATCCAATCAGAAACGATGTGTCCATCTTTAAACCCGAGAGGTCTTGCAAATTGGGATAACGCGCCATGCTTAAAAGCGCCATTCTCTTTTTTCGGAATTAAAGTCAGGATTCGTTCCAACGTTGTGTCCATATTTGCCCCTTGCTTTTTGTGCAACCATACAAAACAGTTTATTTGAACCAATTTGGTATTGCAAATGGTTTGAATGTGAGGTATCATATAACCAAGCCCACCGGAAAAGGGTACACGAAAACCAGCCCCCATAAAAGCGGCTTTTGCAATGTCTTTTGGCGATTTCATTGTAATACGCTTTCGGGGTCGTGTCAAGCGTGATTTCTCACATTCATGAGGTTTCGGTGGGCATTGACTGCGGCAGGGAAAACATAAGACCGGCAGGAGCGCTATTCCCACCGGCCAATGTCCAAATTTGTTTACCCAATGCCCCTTGCAGGCTTTCGCCGCCTGCAATAGCGCTACAGGTTCTTCAGGAGCCTTACCACTTTCGCAGTTTTGGTTCTGCGCATTACCTTCTCGCTGGTAAGCCATCGGGAGTACCCGATACGGTGGGATATGATTACTGGCATATCACCGTGAGTTTTAACCTCTTCACTGAGTGCTCCGCCGTATCAGTTGCTACATTTAGCCAGTTTAACGCGCTTTGGCACCGCTGTTGCGACCCGGCAGGAAGGGAACAGGCAAAATCAAAAGGTTGGTCACGAAAACCACCTCCTTTGAAGTTGCCCAAAGAGGGCTAACGGCAGTATAGCAAATCTCCCCGCCGCAGTCAATGATAACTCACAATGAAGGGAGGACACAAAAATTGACATTGAGAGAGCTACGAGAACGCTCCGGACTGACCCGCGCACAGGTGGCAAAGAAACTGAATGTTGACTTATCCTGCGTAACGCATTGGGAGCTTGGCGACTGGCGACCGTTGCGGAAGTACCACAAGAAGTTGGCGAAGATGTACGGCGTGACGGTGGACGAGCTGTTTGAATCCAGCGACGGGCAGTAAAAAAATGCCCCGCCCAATGTTGCAGCATCGAGCGGGGCGGGTGGGACAAATTTCACCACAAGATATTGTGTCCGTGCTTATTGTAGCACGGGAGAAAGGAAAAGGCAATGAGTAAAAAGCCGGAGTACAAAATCATTTGGGTAACGCCCCCAGACCCCGTAAAGCTGGGGAAGATCTTGGGCGAGATTTACGCCCGTGGAAGAGGGCTTGAGTTTGTCGGCCTTGTGCCGAACGAGAAGAAGTGTGGAGGTGCGAAATGAGCGCGTTTGCATGGGCGCTGGCGTTTATCGGCGCGGCGTGGCTGAGCTGGGCCATCGTCAAGGGCGTGGAGGCGCTGGGACGATGAGAGAGCGGAACAGGCGGGCGCGGGAGTATTCCCAGCGCTGCTGGGAGCGGCGGTGGAACAGGCGGCTCTGGATCCTCAACGCTTTGATGATCCTGCTGATCATCGGCATCCTCATCTGGGCGCTGACGCTGCCGGAGGCACAGGAGCCGGAGGACGTCCCCCCTCCCCTGCCCACTGCGGTGCAGGCGGCGGTGCTGTCCGCCGCGAAGCCGCCGGAGAATCTGCTGGTATGCGACATCACCGGTTATTGCGCGTGCTGCACGCCCTATGCCCACATCAACCGCAACGAGGCAGGGCAGGTGTTGACGGCCTCCGGACGGTGGGTGACCATCGGCGAGGCGGTGGCGGTTGACCCGGACATTATCCCGCTGGGCAGCACCGTGACCATCGGCGGCAAGTCCTATATCGCCACCGATACCGGCGTGAAGGGCTTTGTGGTGGACGTCCTGATGACCCACGAGGAGGCGCACCGCGCCGGAGTACAAAGGGTGCTGGTGAGATGGGAATGACCAACTGCCCCATCGAATGCCCCAACAGGCGGGTAGGTTGCCGCACCGGCTGTCTCGTTTGGGAGCAGCACGAGGCGGAGAAAGCCATCTCCTACGCGGAGCGGGTCAAGAACAACGAGTTTAAGGAGTACAAGGGGCGCGTGATGCGCAAAGCATACAAGCGCATACAACAGGGCGCGAAGGGAGGACGGAAATGAAGGTTTACAAGGCAACTGATAAGGATATGAAATGCCGTGGTTTTCAGTATGAGCTGGGCAAGACGGCAGAAGTGGATGGATACGCTAAACTCTGCGAAAGAGGTCTCCACGCCTGCGAAATGCCGTTGGATGTGCTGGGCTACTACGCGCCCGGAAATGGCTCCCGGTATTTTGAGGCGGATCTGGAGGATGTCAGCGACGAGATGCAACGCGATGACACGAAGCGCGTCGGCAAGAAACTGACATTGAGCGCAGAGATTGGCATTCCGGGGCTGGTCAAGGCACAGGTGGAGTACGTTAAAGCGCAGTGTGATTTTGACAATGCTATCAAAAAGGCAAACAGCGAAAAGAAGAACCACGCCACCGGCTGGAGTGGCGCAGCATCCGCCACCGGCTGGAGTGGCGCAGCATCCGCCACCGGCAAGAGTGGCGCAGCATCCGCCACCGGCAAGAGGGGCGCAGCATCCGCCACCGGCTGGAGTGGCGCAGCATCCGCCACCGGCGAGAGGGGCGCAGCATCCGCCACCGGCGAGAGGGGCGCAGCATCCGCCACCGGCTGGAGTGGCGCAGCATCCGCCACCGGCGAGAGGGGCGCAGCATCCGCCACCGGCAGGAGGGGCGCAGCATCCGCCACCGGCGAGAGGGGCGCAGCATCCGCCACCGGAAAAGGTTGTGTGGCTATGGCTACTGGCTTTTATGGGCGCGTAATGGGAGAGATTGGAAACGCCGTTGTCTGCGTAGAGCGAAAGACGAACGGCGATATCGCCGCCATTCTGTCCGCCATTGTGGATGGTGAAATGCTGAAGTCCGGCGTGTGGTACACCGTTAAGAACGGGGAATGGGTGGAGGTGCAGTAATGAACCGATTGAAGGAACGGCGGCTGGAGCTGGGCCTGACGCAGGAGGCGGTCAGCGGTGTGCTGAAGCTGGTGGATCCCCGTATCGACACCTGCATGGTGAGCCGGTTTGAAAACGGCGTGTGTCTGCCCACGGAGGAGGTCATGACAGCGCTGGAGGCGGCACTGCGTACCAGCAGGGCATATCTGTACGGCGACGAGGACAAGGCCGACATCCCCCAGCGGACGGCGGAAACGGAGCGCATTGCGGCGCTGATTCCCCACGGGCGGCGAAACGCCATCAGCCGTGCGGAGCTGGCGGCGGCGATGCAGACCTCTGACCGGATGATGCGCAAGGCCGTCAGCGAAGCCAAGCGGCATGGCGTGATGATCTGCAACGACGGCGAGGGATACTACCAAACGGAGGATCTGGGAGACCTGTACCGGCAGTACAGGCGGGACACGGCGCGGGCCATGTCCATCCTCAAGGCCAGAAAGCCGATGCGGGACGTGCTGAAAGCGGCGGGTCGACCGGTATGAGAAGCGTGATGCAGTATTGGGAACCGGAGCGACCCTTAGAGCCGAAGGACTACGATCTGCCCGTCTGCCCCGTGTGCGGGGAGGAGACGGACACCTACTACAAGAACAAGGACGGCGTCATCGTGGGGTGCGATTGCTGCATTGAAGCGAGGGACGCATGGGAGGAACAGAAATGAGTATGAGTTTGTATCACATCGACCGGGAACTGGAGAGCCTGATCGACCAGGAAACCGGCGAGGTGCTGGATTTTGATGCGTTCGAGGCGCTGCAAATGGCGCGGGACGCCAAGATCGAGGGCGTACTTTGCTGGACAAAGAATCTGGCGGCGGAGGCAAAGGCCATCCGCGAGGAGGAGAAGGAGCTTGCCGAGCGGCGCAAGGAGCTGGAGCGCAAGCGGGAGAAGCTGCTGGACTACGCAGAGAAGGCGCTGGGCGGCGCGGCATTCCAGACGGCCAAATGCGCCGTGACATACCGCAAGAGCACGGCGGTGGAGATCACCGACATGGACGCGGTGGTGCAGTGGTGCATGGACAACGGGTACGACGGCAAGATCACCTATGCCCAGCCGACGGTGAGCAAGACGGACATTGCGCCGCTTCTGAAGTCCGGCATGGCCGTGACCGGCGCGGAGCTGTGTGAGCGGTCGAACATGGGGGTGAAGTGATGGAGAACCTGGCTATCTATAACGCGGTGCGCAGTGTGCCGGACAGCGCAAAAAGGCGCATCGAGGCGGGCCGCTTGAAGGGCAAGACCGACATCAACCCCATGTGGCGCATTAAGGCGCTGACAGAGACGTTCGGCCCCTGCGGCTTTGGATGGAAATACGTCATCACTGACAAGCGGCTTGAGCAGGGCGCGAACGGCGAAGTAGCCGCATTTCTGGACATTGACCTGTATGTAAAGGCCGATGGCGTGTGGTCTGACGCGATCCCCGGCACGGGCGGGAGTGCGTTTGTCGCTAAGGAGAAGAATGGGCCTTATACCTCCGACGAGTGCTTCAAGATGGCGCTGACGGACGCTATCTCCGTGGCATGTAAGGCGCTTGGATTTGGCGCGGACGTATATTGGGACGCGGACAAGAGCAAGTACGACAAGCCGGAGAACAAGGCAGAGACCCCTGTGCTGTGTGAGTGCTGCGGACTGCCCATCAAGGCGGTAAAGTGCGGGGATCGCGTGTATCCCACCAACGAGATCGTAGAGAACGCGGTAAAGAAGTACGGCAAGCGGCTCTGCTGGGGCTGCATGAGAGCGGAGAACAACCATGCGGCAGATAACGGTTGACGCGGCGCGTTGGTCGCAGGACAGCGAGGGTGCGTGGCTCTGCCTGCGTGTGAAGTCGCCGGAGGCGGCGATGGAGGTCTGTGATGCGCTGAAGCCGGGCAAGGAGTACACCGCCACCATCAAGGGCAAAGGGCGGAGCCTGGATGTGAACGCCTATGCGTGGGTGCTGCTGGACAAGCTGGCGGCGCACTACGGCGTTGCGAGAGAGAGGGTATACCGGCAGGAGATACAGAGCATCGGCGGCGTCAGTGAGGTGCTGTGCCTGCGGGAAAAGGCGGCGGAGGCGTTTTGCCGGAGCTGGGAGCGGAACGGTATCGGCTGGATGACCGATACCGGCCCCAGCAAAATCAAGGGCTGCGTGAACGTGACCGTCTGGTACGGCAGCTCCGTATACGACACGGAGCAGATGGCACGGCTGATAGATGCCATCGTGCAGGACTGCCGGGATGTCGGCATCGAGACCATGACGCCGCGAGAGCTGGATGCCCTTGTGAGCCGGTGGGGAGAGGTGAGCGTATAAAGTGGGCCAAAAGAGCAGGCAATTTAAGAATTTGGAAGATGCGGTAGCGTTTAGAAATGAGGTGATTTTAGGTGCTGAATGAAAGACGGTGTTTTTTGTGCGGTAGGTTTGATGCATTGGATCCGTTGGAGAAGCACCATTAGGCACATTTTCGGCGGCGCAAACCGGAAGAAGAGCGAGAAGTACGGCCTTGTGGTGTACCTGTGCGGCAATCGCTGCCACCGGAACGGGCGCGGCGCGGTACACAAGAACGGCGACCAGATGCGGCGTCTGAGGCGGTACGGGCAGCTCAAGGCAATGGAGGAGCAGGGCTGGACGGAGGAGGACTTCCGCCGCGAGTTCGGAAAAAGCTACTTATGAGAGGAGATTTGAAATGCTGAACAAGATTTTTATCATGGGCCGGTTGACCCGCGATCCGGAACTGCGCAGGACGCAGAACGGCACCGCTGTCACCAGTTTCACGATGGCAGTAGACCGCGACTTTAAGAACGCGGACGGCACCAAGGACACGGATTTTATTGACGTGGTGGCGTGGCGCAACACCGCCGAGTTTGTATCCAAGTATTTTGGCAAGGGCCGCATGGCCGTGGTGGAGGGGCGCTTGCAGCTGCGGGACTGGACGGACAAGGACGGGAACAAGCGCCGGAACGCCGAGGTGCTGGCGGACAACATCTACTTTGGCGACAGCAAGAAGGAGGGCGATTCCTCCGGCGGCTACAAGGCGGCAGGCAAGGCCGTGGACGTGGAGCCGGAAGCGGGAGACTTTGCCGAGGTCGAGGATGATGGCGACCTTCCGTTCTAAGGTGGTGCCACGATGCCGAACAGGATCATAAAAGAAAGCATATGCTCCAGCGAAAAGATTGCGGCGCTTTCGGATTTTGAGTTTCGGCTATGGGTCGGATTGATCACACAGGCAGACGACGCAGGGCGCGGAGATGCCCGCCCTGCAATTATTAAAGGCCACGTTTTCCCGTTTCGGGACAGGCTATCCATCAAAGACATCGATGCTGCGCTCCAAGAATTGGCGGCAAAAGGCTGCGTTTCTCTCTACAAAGTGGACGGGAAGCCCTACTTTTTGTTCCCCGGGTGGGTCAAGCATCAGCGTGTCAGAGATTGCAAGCCGAAGTTCCCGGAACCGCAGGAAATTTCAAGTTTGCCGCAATCTGCCGCAAACTGCGGCGAGTTGCCGCAAACTGCGGCGAGTTGCCGCCTGAATCCAATCCAATCCGAATCCAATCCAAATCCGAATCCGAAAGAGAGTAACGCGCGCGAAACGCGCTTCATACCCCCGGCTATTCCTGACGTTGAGCAATATTGCCGCGAAAAGGGCTATCACGTCAACGCAGAGCGGTTTGTTTGCTTCTATGCACAAAAGGGCTGGATGGTAGGCAAAAACCGCATGAAAGACTGGAAACGGGCCGTTCAAGGCTGGGAAACTCGCTGGAAGGATGAACAGAAGAACGCGCAAAGCGGATTTTCGTATAACTACGGCAGTACGGAGGACAGCCTATGAACGCAGATTTCATCATCGACAGCATTGCGCAGAACGTTGTGCAGGACTGCGATGTTCTGGACTACGAGAAGGACGGTCTGCTGTATTGCGGCCATTGCGACACGCCGAAGCAATGCCGTATCGACATTGCTGGGAAGGTGCGGATCGTCAAGTGCCAGTGCGCTTGCGCCGCCAGAAAGTACGAGGCGGAGAAGAAAGCGCGGCAAGATCAGGAACTGCGCCTGCGCATTGAAACGCTTCGTGCGGACGGCATCCGCGATAAGAGCCTTGCTGGTTGCCGATTTGACGGGGCTACCATGACGAACGAGCTTGCCAAGTGCAAGCGATACGCAGACCGATGGGACGAAATGGCGCAGAGCAACAGCGGCTTGCTTCTGTGGGGCAATACGGGCAACGGGAAGACCTTCGCAGCTGCCTGCATTGCGAACCAGCTGATCGACCGTGGGATTCCGGCCATGATTACAAGCTTTCCGCGCATTCTGAGCGCCGGATATGACAAACAGGACATCATTGACCAGATGCGCTATTACCCCCTGCTGGTCATTGACGATCTGGGTGCGGAACGGAACAGTGATTATGCGCTGGAAACGGTCTACATGGTCATTGACGAGCGCTACAAGTCCAAAAAGCCATTGATCGTGACCACCAACCTGACGCTGGACGAAATCTGCAATCCCAAGAACATGGCCTATCAGCGCATTTATGACCGTGTGCTGGAAATGTGCGCACCTTTGGTATTTCGCGGCGACAGCATTCGGCGCAGAAAGGCGAAGGAACAGCTCAGTTTCGTCAAGTCGGTTTTGGAGGGAAGTGCATGAAAAACGGGATATGGACGGTGGATACGGCGCGGCTGTGCTGGGCCTGCCAGCAGGAAATGGCCCACGAGTACATCATCCAGCCCACCCGCGAACAGCGGCGCGACCCGGTGAAGGATCGCTGGGAGAGCGGCGTGTGTGAGCGCTGCGGGCGGAAACAGAGCATGACCAAGCTGCGGAGGTACACGATGAACAAACGAGGATTGGAGAAAAGAGGCCTGGAGAATAGGCTTGAAAAGTAGCGATCTGGCGCGGCTGGCACCGGCGGCGCAGAAGCAGGTCATGGAGGTCATGGAGAAGATGCAGAAGCAGGGGAAGTACAAGGCACAGAAGACGCGGCGCGGCAAGCTGACCTTTGACAGCAAGAAGGAGGCGGAGCGATACGATGCGCTGATGCTGCTGCAAAAGGCCGGGGAGATACGGGGCCTGAAATTACAGGTGCGATACTGCTTGCAAGAGGCGTACACGACGTTTGAGGGCGACCGGGTGAAAAGATCGACTACGTTGCGGACTTCGTGTACGAGCGCAGAACGGCGCCTGACAGCTACGGACAGCGGCACTGGTTGCCGGTGGTGGAGGACGTGAAAGGGATGCGTACCCGCGAGTATGCCATGAAAGCGAAGCTGTTCCGCAATCGGTACGGATTTGCCATCCGGGAGGTGTGAGCATGACAGTTTACATGATCGTCACCCGTGACAAGTACCGCCTGCCACGCTGGTGGGGTACGACCACGGCGGAGCTGGCGCAGTTGTCCGGTCGGAAATATCAGAATGTCCGTGTGGGTATCTGCAAGGCGTTCCGGCACGGCGGCAGCTACGGCTGCTATGAGGTGGTGCGTCTGGAGGAGGGCGAGTGATGGGCAAGCAGCATTTGAGCCGGGACGACCGCATCTTTATGGACGGCAAGCGCAGAGGCACGCAGGAGTGCATGGACATGGTGGCGATGGCACTCATCGACAAGTGCGGCTGGCACGTCCAGGAAGAGACGCAGGACAGCCGGGACACGCAGAGCATTGCGTATCTGTACGAGTGCCTGGAGAAACTGGCGGAGGAGATAAACGAGGGCCGCATCAAGCGGAAGCACATCAAGGACGTGCTGAAGGATGAGTGCGGCGTTGTGTTTGGAGATTGATATGATTTTTGCACAAGAGACGATGACCGGTGAGATCATCGTAGACAATTTTGCCGGCGGTGGAGGGGCATCAACGGGCATTGAGATCGCCACGGGCCGGTTGGTGGCGCTGGCCGTCAACCACGACCCGGCGGCCATCCTCATGCACCGCACCAATCACCCTTATACGGAGCATTTCCAGGCGTCCGTGTGGGACATTGACCCCAAGGCCGTGTGCCGGGGGCGGCCTGTGGGACTGGCGTGGTTTTCGCCGGACTGCAAGCACTTTTCTAAGGCTAAAGGCGCCGCTTTGGTTGACCGGAAGATTCGCGGCCTCGCGTGGATCACCCTGCGGTGGGCGGCAACGGTACGGCCCCGCGTCATCATTCTGGAGAATGTGGAGGAGTTTCGGACGTGGGGGCCGGTGCGGAAGGGAAAGCCGGTGAAGAAGCTGGCGGGCACCACGTTCCGGAAGTTCATCCGACAGCTGGAGGAACTGGGCTACACTGTGGATTTTCGGGAGCTTGTGGCGGCAGACTTCGGTGCGCCTACCTCTCGTAAGCGCTTCTATCTGGTCGCCCGCTGTGACGGGAAGCCTATTGTCTGGCCGAAGCCCACCCACAGCAAGACCGGCGCGGACGGACTGCCCAAGTGGCGCAGCGCGGCGGAGATCATCGACTGGTCACTGCCCTGCCCGTCGGTATTCGCATCCAAGGCGGAGATCATGGAAAGATATGGCTTGAAGGCGGTGCGGCCGCTGGCGAAGAACACCATGCGGCGCGTCATTCGCGGTGTGGACAAGTTTACCATCCGCAGCGGAAAGCCGTTTATCGTACCCACGGGGTACGGTGAGCGCAAGGGGCAGGCCCCCCGCGTGCATGACATGGACGCGCCGGTGCCGACCATCGTAGGCACCGGCAAGGAGAATCTGTGCAGGCCGCTGCTGGCACCTGTGACGGTGACCAACACCAGCAACAGCGTGGGCGGGACGGTCGGAGCGCCGGTACATACCGTAACGACCGCAGGGAATCAGATGCTGGTAACGCCGTTCCTTGCGGAGTGCAACCACTCTGGCGGCGGGCATATTGCACCTGTGACGGATGCTCACAAGACCATCACCGCCAAGCATACCGGCGGCATCGTGGCGCCCGCGCTGATCCAGTATCACACGGAACAGACGGAACACGTTCGGGCATCCGGGCTGGGGACGCCTATCAACACGGTGGACGCCTCCAACCGATACGGCCTGACCTGCGCCAATCTGGTGGAGTATTACACCGGCGGCAGGCCGCTGGATGTGCAAGCCCCCATGCACACCGTTACCAGCCACGACCGGGAGGCGGTGGTCGCCGCCCACATTGCCAAGTATTACGGCGGCGTGGTCGGCGAAAAGGTGGGAGAGCCTTTGCCGACGGTGACGGCCATTGACCACAATGCGGTATGTGCCGCCCATGTGGTGAAGTTTAAGGGCGACAATGTGGGAACGCCGCCTTCGGAGCCTTTGCAGACAGTGACGGCCAGTGCTGGGAAAGAGCGGGCGTGCAGCGGAGGGACATTCGCCGTGTGCAAGGCGTATCTGGCGAAGATACGCAGCGGTGACGATCTGGGCCACTGGCCCGAGATACGCGCCCTGCTGAATGAGTTCTGCGGCTACACGCTGGCGGAGGACGAGGTACTTCTGCTGGAGATCGGCGGCGCGCTGTACTACATCGCGGACATTGGGCTGCGGATGCTGTCGCCCCGTGAGCTGTACAACGCGATGGGCTTCCCGCCGGATTACATCATTGACCGTGACTATTTGGGCAACGAGTACAAAAAGAGCGCACAGGTGGCGCGGTGCGGCAATGCGGTGTGTCCGCCGGTGGCATCCGCGCTGGTGCGGGCCAATCTGCCGGAGTGGTGCGGCGTGACCATCACCACAATGGCACAGTTGATGGACTGCGTGGCGGTGTAGGAGGAATGACATGGTGAACAAGGCTTTGTTTTCCAGCGACAAGAATTTCTGGGAAACGCCGCAAAAGCTGTTTGACGAGTTGGATGCGGAGTTCCACTTCACGCTGGACGCTGCCGCCAGTGATAGCAACCACAAGTGTGCGCGGTATTTCACGCAAAACGATGATGGTTTGCGGCAAAATTGGGTGGGCGAAACGGTGTTTTGCAACCCGCCCTACGGAAGCAAGGAAACAGGACTGTGGACGGAGAAGTGTTACCGCGAAGGACAGAAACCAGGGACAACGGTGGTGCTGTTGATTCCTGCGCGAACTGACCGTGCCAGTTTTCACGACTACATTCTGGGTAAGGCAGAGATACGTTTTCTGCGCGGGCGGCTGAAATTCGAGCTGGACGGAAAGCCGATGGGAACGGCACCGTTTCCCAGTATGATCGCCATTTGGCGAGGAGGAATGACATGACAAGAGATGAGATCGTGACCGCGCTGCGGTGCCATTGTGACGCAATAGAAACTGGGGCGTGCCCAAAGGATAAGTGCCCTTCGTTTGAAAGACCGGCGCGTTATAAATGCGCTGGTGTGGTTTGCGGGGAAGCCGCTGACCTGATCGAGAACCAGCAGCGGCACATCGAGGCACTGATGCAGGCCAACGCCGCCCTGCGGGACACCGTTTTGCGGCGGGATGCGCAGATCGAGAAGATGAGCGCAGAGCTGGCTGACGCGCGAAATGAAATCAAAAAATTTTACAACGGATATGACCAGCTGGACGCTTCCAACAATGGGCTGATGGCCGCAAACGAGAATCTGGCAGCAGACCGGAAAGCACTTATCAACGAGCTATGTCAATACTGCGGTAAGTACAAACAAGCACACGAGGGCGCCTGTGACGGGTGCAAATGGAGGGAAACGTGATGGAACGACTGACGAAACATAGTAAGCAAACATCACACGAAAACGGTATCTGTTGCACACATTTTTACGGCCCCGAATGCCTCGAAGTTGGCGGGAACTGCGCCATGAATTGCAAGTGGGAAGAAGCGGCGTGGAGCCGCCTTGCCGCCTACGAGGACACGGAGCTGACGCCGGAGGAAGTGTCTGCGCTGATTAAAGACTGGAGCGACCGTTGCACGGCCATCGGAGAGTGCGGCGGCATCGACCGTCTGCGGGAGCTGTCCGAAGCCGACAAGGACGGGCGCGTGGCGGTGCTGCCGTGCAAGCCGGACGGCTCAATGCTTAATACAAGCGACCCAGAGAGACCGGAAATTATGAAACGGATCCACTTTGCGGTTGCTTATGTGTGTGGCGGAATCGTATTTCATCAGCCCTATAACATATTTCTCGAAAATATTGCTGCGGGCTATATTCGACCGCTGAATGAGGCGGATATAAGAGCATTGGAGGCGATGAAAAATGAGTAAAGCTGTTATGCTGAGCATCCGCCCCAAGTGGGCGGAGAAGATCGCCAACGGCGAAAAGATGATTGAGGTGCGAAAGACGCGGCCAAAGCTGCACACGCCGTTCAAGTGCTATATTTACTGCACAAATATAAGGCCATTCCTTGTGTGGGGAGATGTTTTCCGTGGTGATTGGTTCACAGAATTTACCCAGATTTCAGGATATAGCAGAGCAGAAGCGGACAAAATCTGGGACGTTTTCAATGGGCATATTGCCGGCGAGTTTACCTGTGACCGGATTTATGAAATTCGTAAGCGTGGAATATTTGAAAATTTCGATTATTGTTACCTCTCACTCAACGAATGGGGTAATGACGATATTGAAACCGAAATCAGAGCCATATCCGCGTCGTGTGTTTCAAAAGAAGAACTCAACGCTTATGGGGCCAAAGCGCCGCTTCTCTACGGCTGGCACATCTCCAATCTGCGCATCTACGACGCGCCGCGCGAACTGAGCGAGTTTACCGGTCTACGCGATACGAGGTTCGGCGCAGCGCCATATGACATCAAGCGCGCGCCGCAGAGCTGGTGCTATGTGGAGGAGGCAGAAGATGTTTGAATTGAAACCCTGCCCGTTCTGCGGAGCGGAAGCTAAGCCGATGGGTGAGATTGTAAGAACTCAAAACTGCGGAGAATGGAAGCATTAGTATAACGGGTGCGTTCTTTCTGGTTTTGTGATTAGGGCAAACAAAATCGAAGCATGGAATAGGAGGGCTGACAATGGATGACCAAATGCAGTTATATGACACATCGGAGAAACAATCAAGTAACAACACAGGTAAAGCTAAACGGAAGTGGGAAAATGGTTTCCAGAGATGGAGCGACCGGCACAGTGCAGATGGTGGTAGCTCTTTTGGGTGCTGTGGATTCGGCAGTATGTGTGACTATTGTGAGGATAATTCGTATGGACGCCCGTGTGTCAGGTCGCTGAACGCCATGATCCGCGAAAAGCGTCTGAAAATCGATTACGAAAAGACTGGATATGAAGAAGTGTGGGAGGGGATTTTTGACAATGGCTGAATACATCGACAGGGAAGCGTTTAAGAAAAGCGTTGAGGAGCGTTATTGCAAGCCGTGCAAGGCAGAGGGAAAAGACCACAACGGATGCTGGTGTCGTGCCTGTTGGGTTGACGATATGCTCGATGAGGTAGAGTGTTTCCAGCCCTCTGATGTTGCCCCGGTGGTGCATGGGCGGTGGGCGCATCTTGGCGGGGACGAATGGTGCTGCTCTGCGTGCGGCTTTGTCATTACCACTGAAGGCAGTTGGGACAAGCCTACCAAAAAATACTGCGAGGATTGCGGGGCTGAGATGGATGGGGGTGACAGCAATGAGGCTGATTGATGGTGACAAACTGCAAGAGTTTCCCATTCGGGCGAACCGTTGTGACGAAGAAAACGCCAACGAGCATTTTATCAACGGCATTGAGACGGTGTTGGAGTATGCAGAGCAGCTTCCCACCGTAGACGCAGAGGTCGTGGTGCGCTGCAAGGACTGCAAGCACTACGACATGGGCGTTTGCCTGAAAATTTACTCGGACGGCAACGTACACTCAGTGGCATGGCAGAAGCGCAAGCCGGAGGACTTCTGTTCCTACGGTGAACGAAAGGACGGAGCCAATGCAGAAGGGTGATACCATCCGGGCGCGGTTTCTGACGATGCCGGAGCCGTTCCCCGGTGCCGGGGCGACAAAGGACAATTGGTACCCTGTGCGCAAGGCGACGGTGGTGTATGTGCATCCAAAGGGGCGCTACATCGTGGCGGAGTGCAAGGGCGTGCGGGAGACGTTTTTTCAGGAGGAGGTGCTGACATGAGCGAATTCCCGGAACGGCTTAGAAAGCTGCGGGAGAAAAAGAGACTGAAGCGGTATGTGCTGTCGGAGCGCTGCGGGCTGAATTCAGATGCTATACGCCGGTATGAGCTGGGGACGGCGAAGCCGACGATGGACGCGCTAAAGAGCATAGCGGATGAATTCAACGTGTCGGTGGACTATCTGATGGGAAGGACGGACTATCCCTGCGTGGTAGATATTGCAGAAAAATAAATTTTGAAAATTCCACTTAAAAGTGGAAAAATTGAAAAAACGCACTTTATCATGGGAGATGCGGGGGCAAACTCTGCATCTCCATTCTTTTTCTTTTTCCCCTTCTTTCCTGATGGGCGGGGCTTCGGCTCCGCCCGGATGGAGCAATATGCCGCAGGCAGATGCCGCCCCACATTTCGGGGGGCGGGAGGGCGCACCTCTCATGCGGCGCCAGATGAAAACGTTGGATCGTTTTCACCCGCAAGGGGCTTTCTTGGGGCGTATGCCCCACACGCGGCATAGGTGCCCCGTAAGGGGAGGCCACAGCGAGTGACGGGAACTTTCCCCGAAGCGCTAAAGCAGGGCAGGACTGCAATGCCGTACCAGATGTATGCTACCGCATTGCGGCATCACGGAAGGGTAAGACCGCTACAAGGGGCTTGCCTGTGCGCTGTACGAAAGCGGCAGGACGAAGTAATTTATTTATTTGGCTGGCTCCGGCTATGAATGAAGAAACGGATGCGACCGACGTACCGGCGCAGGGCTGAAAAGTTCCGTGGTTGGTTCGGGTGCCGGCGTGTACGGCGAAAATCCGAGGCGAAACCAGTAGATGTGGAAGCGGCGTGGTGGCGGCTGCCTTTGGGCAAGGCCGTCGTGTAGGTCAGTAGCCATCCGCACCGGCACCCGACCGATTGTGTATAACAACAGGCGATGCGCTGGCAGACCGCTGTATGGGATGCGTCCCCAATAGTCTGCTTACATAAAACAGGACTTCCCGCACCTCTTTGTAATGTGTCCCAGGGAAGACATGAATACAGGTGTGGCGAAAGCCGGGGAAGGACGCGGCAATGACAAAGGTCAGTGGTGGGAGGACGCTGCGTCAGGAAGGGAAGACTTATGGTTATCCATAACAAACCGATTGCAGATATTATTCCGTATGCATCCAACGCAAAGAAGCATGACAGGCGGCAGATTAACAACGTTGCGGAGAGCATCAAGCAGTACGGCTTTGTTCAGCCGATTGTGATTGATCGCGCCGGCGTGATTGTAATCGGCCACTGCCGCGCTATGGCGGCAAAGAAGCTGGGCATGAAAGAAGTGCCGTGCGTCTGTGTGGATGATCTGACACCGGAGCAGGTAAACGCCCTGCTGCTGGTGGACAACAAGAGAAACGAGAGCGATTGGGACTTTGACCTGCTGGCCGATGAACTGCCTGGGCTGGATTTGTCGGCGTTTGACTTTGATTGGGGGCTGCGTGATGAACTCGACACGTCAGTTGTAGAGGATAACTACGATCCTGTTTTACCAGCAGAGCCGAAGAGCAAACTTGGCGATGTGTACCAGCTTGGAGACCATCGCCTTATGTGCGGGGATAGTACGTCCTTGACAGACGTACAGAAGCTCGTGGGGGGGGCACAAATGGATTTGCTGCTCACAGACCCTCCGTACAATGTGGACTATCAGGGCACCGCCGGGAAGATTAAGAACGACAATATGGAGGATACGGCATTTAGACGGTTTCTAACGGATGCGTTTTCCAATGCGGCAATGGTTATGAAACCAGGTGCTCCGTTCTACATCTGGCACGCAGACAGCGAGGGGTATAACTTCCGAGGCGCGTGCAGAGATGCGATGCTGCGTGTCCGGCAGTGCCTGTTCTGCATGGAGTATGATCCGAAGTATGCCGATGTCATTGTTGACCGGTGGGAGAAGTTTACGGGGAAGAAAGCGGTGTTGCTGAATGACGATTGAAGAAGCACAGGCGATTATTGCCAAAACCAGCAGCCCGTATTTGAAGCAAGACATGGAGAAGTTTATTAAACGCCAGCAGAGAAAGGAGGGCGCGTATGGCAAGGCCAAGAAAGGAAATAGACCAGAAGCAGTTCGAAAACCTCTGCGGCCTGCAATGCACGCTTGAGGAAATCTGCGGTTGGTTTGATGTAACTGATAAAACACTGGATGGTTGGTGTAAACGCACCTATCATGCCAGTTTTTCCGAGGTATTTAAACAAAAGCGCGGCGCGGGGAAAATTTCACTGCGTCGGAGCCAGTGGCGATTGGCTGAAAAGAACGCTACAATGGCGATCTTCCTCGGCAAACAATTTTTAGGGCAGCGTGACAGCGTGGACGTGGCGGTGACGGACGCGAAGGGCATTGCATTGGACGAGCTGGAGAAGATGGTGATGCAGAATGACGCGGATACAAGCGGCGGAACTGCTGATACATAATCCCATTGCGTTCGGGCATGCCGTTGGGTTTGATAAGCTTGGCGCGCTGCACAACGCATGGATACAGGATATGGTGCGCGGGCGTGAGGACAAAACCTTGCAGGCGCACCGTGGTAGCTATAAAACAACGTGCGTTTCGATTGCGCTGGCGGAAATCATCGTCCTTCTGCCGAATCTCAAAACGCTGTTTATGCGAAAAACGGATGCGGACGTGAAAGAGGTTGTGCGGCAGGTGCGGAATCTCCTGCTATCGCCATACATGGAGGCGCTGTGCGAGAAGATCCACGGGAAACCGTTGATCCTGACAACGGTATCCGCGACGGAGATTTCCACGAATCTGGCAGCGGACAACAAGGGCACGAGCCAGCTTGTGGCGTGCGGCGTGAACGGGTCCTTGACCGGCAAGCATTTCGACCGCATATTTACGGACGATATTGTAAACGTGCAGGATCGCATTTCCCGCGCAGAGCGAGACCATACAAAAACAATCTATCAGGAGTTACAGAACATCCGCAATCGTGGCGGACGCATTTTCAACACCGGAACGCCCTGGCACAAGGAAGACGCGTTTTCCATGATGCCGAATATCGAAAAGTACGATTGCTATTCAACTGGGTTGATCTCCGGGGATGAGTTGCAAACCATTAAATCGTCTATGACGTCATCCCTGTTTGCAGCAAACTACGAGCTGCGACACATTGCCAGTGATGATGTGATCTTTGACACGCCGCAAATGGGTGCGGAGCCTTGCCTTGCAGAGCAGGGCATTTGCCATATTGACGCGGCATACGGCGGCGATGACTATACGGCGTTCACAATCGCCCGGAAGAAGGGGACAACATATTACCTCTATGGGCGGCTTTGGCACAAGCATGTGGACGATTGCATGGATGAGATTATACGGCTTCGGAAGTCCTTCAATGCTGGGGAGATTTACTGCGAGACCAACGCCGACAAGGGCTATTTGGCAAAAGCGTTGCGTGCGAAGGGCGAACGGGCCGCTACCTATCACGAAAACATGAACAAGTTCCTTAAAATCACAAGCTATCTCAAATCGGAATGGCGCAATGTGGTTTTTGTGGCCGGTACGGATGATGCGTATATCGACCAGATTTGCGATTACAACGAAAACGTGGAGCATGATGACGCGCCGGACAGCGCGGCCAGCATCGTAAAGCGGTTGTGGAACAAACGCGACAGCTCTGATTATGTTTCCATTCTGAGATAAGGGGTGAGCGGAGATTAAGACATATAATGACCTTGTGGCGGTGGGCGAGGACGAAAAGGCGCGGATGGAGTTTATCCGCAACGCGATCAACGAGCACCGCGAATCCCACGCATATAAGACGGCGGCGGATGCTGAGGAATATTACAACGGCCTGAATCCGACAATCAACCGTTATGAAAAGATCATCTACGATATGCAGGGGCGTAGCCACACGGATATGTGGACGGCAAACCATAAGCTGGCCAGCCGGTTCTTCGGCCTGGCGGTCGATCAGGAGGTTTCCTATCTTCTGGGTAACGGCGTAACCTTTGCGGAGAAGGAAACGCCGAACAAGCTATGCCCGGACTTCGACCAGGAAGTCATGGATGCGGCACGTGAGGCGAAAATCGCGGGCGTGTCCTTCGGTTTCTGGGACCTGACGCATTTGCGGGTGTTCTCCCTGCTTGAGTTCGTTCCCCTCTATGATGAAGAGGACGGCGCGATGAAGGCCGGTATCCGGTTCTGGCAGGTGGCACAGGATAAGCCTCTGAGAGCGACGCTGTATGAGATCGATGGTTTTACCGAGTATTTCCAGCCCAGCGGCGAGGATATGGACGTCATGCAGCCGAAGCGCAGCTATAAGCTGATCGAGCGCAAAGCGGAAGTCGGCGGAACCGAAATCTATGACGGCGGCAATTATCCGAGTTTCCCCATCGTCCCGCTGAAAAACAACAAGCGGTGTCTCTCCGAGATCGTCGGAAAGCGCAACACCATTGACGCGCTGGATCTGGCGTCCTCTAACATGGTCAACAACGTGGATGAGGGCAATTTGATCTATTGGGTGATTTCCAATTGCGAGGGCATGACGGATCTGGACGATGCAAAGTTTATTGAACGGCTGAAAACCACCCATGTCGCCCACGCCAATGGCGATGATGGCGCAAAGGTGGATAGTAAAACTATCGAGGCTCCCTATGAGGGCACCAGCAGCACCATTGATATGCTCAAGAAAAAGCTGTACGAAGATTTCCAGTGCTTTGACGCAGCGGCGGTATCCGCAGGGAACCAGACGGCGACCGCGATAAAGGCCAGCTATGTGCCGTTGGATTTGAAGACGGACAAGTTTGAATCCGAGGTAACGCGGTTTATTGTTGAAATCCTGCGTTTGGCAGGCATTGAGGATCAGCCGAGCTATACGCGCAATCAGATTATCAACAAGAGCGAGGAAACGCAGAACATTCTGCTGGGCGCGGCGTATTACGATGACGAGTACATCACAAAGAAGCTGTTGACGATCAACGGTGACATTGACCAGTACGAGGACATGGCAAAGCGGAAGGTAGCAGAGGTGATCGATTTGACTGAGCCGGTGATTGACGATGGCGACCAGTGATCTTGGGCATCAACTGACCGACAAGGAGCTTGCAAAGTTGGAACGGCGCATTGCAAAGCTATACCGCGAGGCCGGGAAAGAGTTGCAGGCGACAATCGACGCATATTTTGAGCAGTTCGCCAAGCGCGACGAGGAAATGAAGGCGCTGATTGGCGCCGTGCAGAACGGTAAGGAATGGACAGAGGCCGACTATAAGCAATGGCGGCTCAACCAGATCGGGCGTGGGGAACGCTATCAAGCCATGCGCGACAAGGTGGCACACCGCGTGACCGATGCAAACGCTGTGGCAGTGTCCTACACCAACGATGCTACGCCCGGTATCTACTCTCTCAACCGCAACTATGCGGCGTACACCATCGAGAGCGTGGCCGGGGACATTGGATTTGACCTGTGGGACGAGCAGACAGTGAAACGCCTGATCGTGGAGCAGCCGGGGTTGATGCCGTACTATCCGAAGGACAGAGCGCTGAAACGCGGCATTGATCTCGCGTATGGCAAGAAACAAATTACGGCCAGTGTCACCAGTTCCATCTTGCAGGGCAAAAGCATCAAGCACATGGCGGACGACCTGCAAATGCGCATTACCACTATGAGCCGCGATTCCGCCATCCGCACGGCCAGAACCGCCGTGACAGGAGCACAGAACGCCGGACGCATGGACAGCTACGCGGCGGCGGAGAAGATGGGCGTCAAGCTCAGGAAACAATGGCTTGCGACGCTGGACAATCGCACGCGACACGCTCACGCCATGCTGGACGGTCAGACGGTAGATATTGACAAGCCGTTTAAGGCCGATGGGAACGAGATCATGTTCCCCGGGGACACTTCCGCGCCAGGTTACCTCGTGTATAACTGCCGATGCACGCTGATTGCGGATGTGGATAGGGTGGATACATCAAACGGGCTACGAAGATCGCGAGATGGGTTAATCTCGGACATGACTTATGCGCAATGGGAGGCATCGAAGCGAGGATATGGCGCAAGACCAATTTCGCCGTATCATAGTGGGTTCAAAAGCACGGCAAAAGATATAACAAAAAAAT